GGTTACTTTACACATACTTTACACTCCAGTTCCCCAGTTTTGTAAACCAAATGTCAACCAAAATGTAAACCAAACGTCAACCATCTGTCAACCATCTGTAAACCAGCCACTAGCACTCGACCCTCAACCCTTCTAATTTTTTCTCTTGACTTTTATATAACTTTTTGTTATATTGTAGAAAAGGAGGTGGGACGATGAAAATAGATGCTAATAAATACTATAATGTTAAGTTTAAAGATATCGAAGATAGAATATGTGATATTAATTTAAAAGGGTCAGAACTATTAAATAAGATAATACATTTTTTAAATAAAACATATTTAGTTAGTGTTAGTTTTGGTTTTAATAGAATAATATTTAACTATATAACACCTGTTAGTATAAATAAAGTGATTGTATATTACAAGGAGGTATAATATGAACGAATTTCTATTCAATTATTTATTCGCTAAATATAAAGATACAACAATTCAAAATGCAAAAGATTTAAAAAAGAAAGTGTATAATGATTATAAGATAATAATAAATAGTGATCTATATATAGCTATAAACAAGTATCAAGTATCTAAATATGGCTGTGCTTTAAGGGTAGATTCACGATTATATAATAATAGATTTTATGAAAATAGTAATAAAAGATTAAAATATACACAAGATAAAACTCGTAAACAATATGAAGAGTATTTATTTAACAAAAGGAATGGTTTATTATGAGAACAAAAGAATTTAAAAAATTGATTAAAACTGAAAATTATGATAAAATTATAGAAAAATATATGAAATGTGAAATTTACTTAACTGATAAACAATTAGAAATAGTGTGTGAATGTTCTAGTCATCATAACGGCTGTGCTTTTAAATATGGTAAATGATTATGTATGAGGTAGAATGTATAAACGAAAAAAACGAAAAATTTAAAAAAGTTTTTTATGATAAGAAATTATTTGATATGTTTATTAATAAATGTAAATATTCACGTAAAATTAAAATAATTAGTTGGAGATGTTTTTATGAGGACTAGCACGATAATATTATCAAAAAATATACGAATTGACAAGGATTATATAAATGTTTTGTCTTATAACGTTGAGCAAATGTTAAATCTATTAAAATCATCTAGTAATTTAGTTAAGATGATTAGTAATTGTTCTTTTTTAAGAGATAAAAATTATTTTACTATAGAAATTGATTATAATTCAGCTTTAAAAGTAAATTATTTAGCATTTACTAATCCTGATTATTCTAATAAATGGTTTTTTGCATTCGTTGATAAAGTAGAATATGTAAGTAATAAAGCTGTAAATATATATTATACAATAGATCATTGGACGACGTGGTTTGATGATTGGAAACCAGCTAAAGCTTATGTAATTAGAGAACACCCAAACAGTATAGATCAAGGAGATTCTAGATCAAATACTATTCCTGAAGATATATATTACGGTGAAGATTATATAGTAAATGATAGTGAAGAAGTTCTTTTTTGGGACGATTTATGCATAATAGCAGGCTATACAATGGACCCAAAGGCATTAAGTGAAGGTAATGTTGAATATGTTAGTGGAACATACTCAGGATTGCCAAGTGGGTGTGCTTATTACTACTATCATTTAAACCAAGCTGGTATAGGCCATCTTCAAGAAGATCTTAATATTTTTTCAAAACATGGAGATCCTAACGCAATAGTTGGTATTGCAATTGCTTGCGATAATCTAACAACTATCTTAAAAGATGGACAAAAAGTACCAGATTCTTTTGGAAAACCAAGTCAACAAGTAACAAATCTTAAGGGAATACTAAAATTAGATGGATACGAACCTGTTAATAAAAAGTTGTTAACATATCCTTATTGCTTTTATAGAATCCACAATTCAGCTGGAGGCTGTATAATATTAAAGCAAGAGTTATTTACTGGTGCTGGTAGAGTACTTATAACTGAGGGTGTTTTATCGTTATCAAGTAGTGTTATTTTATACCCACGTGATTATGCAGGTGTTTTTAAATCATTCGAAAACGTATTATCTCTCGGAAAATATCCACAGCTAAGTTATCAAACTAACAATTATGATGTATGGTTAAGGCAAAATGCTCTTAATCAAGCTAGTGCTCTTATAAATGGTGGTTTGAATGTTGCAACTGGTGCAGCAAGTTTAGCAGCAGGTTCTTTTACTGGAGCTGGTAATTTAATAAACGGATCTTTACAAATAGCTCAATCTGTTAATACAATGAATATAGCTAGAACGATGGCACCAAGTTTTTATTCAGCGACTAATATTAACGATGTTATTGCAGCTATGAAAGAACTTGATTTTAAGATAGAATATGTCACTATTAAAAGAGAATATGCTGAGCTCATAGACGATTACTTATCACGCTATGGCTATAAAACATTACGATATAAAATACCAAATATCTCAACTAGATCTACATTTAATTATTTACAAATTTCTAACGATTCTGTAATAGGAACAGGAGATGTTCCAGCAGAAAGCATGTCAATAATAAATAATATAGCAAGACGTGGTGTTACAATATACCAAAATCATAACTTAATATAAAAAGAACTCATGAAGAGTTCTTTTTAATTAGTAGGTGCATTACCTTCTAAAGCATATACGATGCCAGAAGTTGGTAGATTACTAATTGCATTAACTTGAGTATTAAAATATATTGAAAATTGTTGCTTATTAGCAGCTATTCCGCAATAAATATATGCTATTGGAGGATATGCATAATTCCTATATATTGGTATAAATGGAACATTATTAAATGTTGTGAATATACTATTACCTTCTTGATTTAAAGAAAATAAATTGAAACTAGCTTTTTCATTAATATTTTTTAATACATTAAAGTTAGACACATTAGCTTTAATTGAATAATCAGTTGCTTCGAATGTCATATCGAATGATAAGCTACTATTTGAGAAATGTAACGCATCACAATATTCATAATCACTACCACCTTTTATCTTATTAATTATATAATTAGCAAATATTTTTTCAGTGTTAAGTGTTGGGTGAACATTGTCTGATGTGTCAGCGTTTCTGCCAATGTATATTAAATAAGCATTTTTAATTATAACTATATTATCATAATTTCTAGCATTATTTATTAAATAATGACACATTGAAGTAGCTTTAGAGTTCCAATTGTTATTTCTGAATGTTATTGGAATTAAATAAATAATAGTATTAGGATAATAATCATTAATAGTATTTATTAATGTATTAAAAGCTGTTCCTACTTGTGAAGCTGTAATGCTTTCTGTTTGAAAATCATTATATCCAGCATGTATAAAAATAAAATCAGGATTAATATTAGGATTTTCATTTTTGAACTGATTTAATTGTTGTATTAAAGTATTATTAGTAACAACGAAACCAGCTCCACCAACGCAATAATTATAACAATTATAATTTAATTTATCGCATATCATTTTAGGATATAATTGATCCTTAGTTGGAACACTACCACTAGCCCAACCAGCTCCAAAAGAATCTCCTAAAAATAAAGCATTTTTAATTCTATTAATATCATTATTTAAACTATTAATATTAGCTATTACACTTTCTCCAGGATTAGGTAATGCTTCAGTACCTATTTTAGTATTTAAAAGATTAATATTTTGACTAATTGAAGAATCTGGACTTGGTAATGTTTCATCGCCAACTTTAGTTGTTAGATTTTCTAAATTAGTATTTAATTCATTAAATATTTTTTCATTAATAATATTAGCTAAAGTTCCGTCGCTAGCCATTTCATCTAATTTAGTATTAATTTCATTTTGAACATTTAAATCATCGAAATATTGGTTTACATAGTCTTGTAAACTAACAAAAGCATTGTAAAGATTAATTACATTTTGATTAGTTGCATTATTATTCTTAATAAATTTATTTAACTCTTCAGCCATTTTACACATTAATTCATAGTTAGTTAATGTATCAAACGTTTGTTCAATATAAGGAAAATTTGTTAATGCAAAAAATTTAAAAGGTCCTAAATTAGAAGTTGGTTCTAAATCAGGTGTAACATTTATATCTTTATTCATAATATACCTTCTTTCTATCTTTTATTATTTTAATAATCACTTATTCCAAAGAATAAAGGATCTAAATTTTTGTAAATATATTTATAAACACTTTGTAAATCATTTTGTAATTTTAATAAGATATCAATCTTATCAGGATTATCCTCGTGTATTGATTCAACTACGCTCTTTTTATCAATTTTATTGTCAGTATTCTTTTGAGTTCCATTACCATTAGCATTAATCTTATTATAAGTGTAATCCGTCATATAATTTCCGTTTTTGACATCATTAATGTTATTTTGTGGTGTATCTGAATATCTATTATCTGATGTTTGCTCAGTTTTAGTATTTGTAATCATATCAGAAACATTGTTTGAAGTGGTATCATCAGTTAAATTTCTTTCGGTATTTCTTCCGTCAAATAAAGAAAACTTATTCAGAGCTAAAAATAAAGAGTTTATTATAGGACTAATCTCTATCATCTTAACATTTAATTGAATTAAAAATGCATTAAACGTTTCAAAATTTATACGACGCATTAAATAATGGTTTAAAATATTACATAAAATTTTTCCAGGATTGATTGAAGGATCTAAACCATAGTTATCAAGGTCGTAAAATATTTCTTGATAACAATTTTTAGCAAGATCTTTAATCTTAACTTTTTCTGATTCACTTTTATTAAAATTAACCATCGCATTCATAATTGAATATAAAGTTGGTGGATCATTAGTTATTTGATGCTTATTAGGATTAGTTAAGAATCCATATCCTAAAAGTGGATAAAAACCGAAATTAAACATTAAGATCATCTCCTTCAATTCCTTCAATATTTTTATTAAATGAATTATTTTCTTGTTCTTCAGGTTCTTTTAAATTAGTTGGTAGTCCATCGTAGTATTCTATCTTAATATCTAATCCCCATTTTTCGTTAATTTTATTAATAGCATCTAATCTTGGGTTATATCTTGTAAATCTACTTGCTATAGTACCTCCTTGAGAATAAACAACTTCATCAGCTATTAATCTTTCTTTTTTTGAAAATGAAACATTAGATATACCGAAAATCCTTAAAAATTCATTCCAAACTTTATCTTTAGAATCATGTAATTCACTACCATAATATTGAAAATTGGCTGGTACTGATTCGGTTGGTTGTAATTCAATGTTATCATAAGTAATAATTGAATTAACATTAGCATCTATATTATTTAAAATTCTTTTTAAAGAATATTCATTATCTTGAGATGTTTTCCAGATAACAATATTTTTAACATTTAAATCATTAATATCAATAATTCGCTCTTTAATAGCTAGACGTTTAGCGTATTCATTAACAATATAAAATAAGCTTTTTCTTAAAGAATTATCATACATAACTATAAATTCGCCACGTTTTAATTTACGATGATATGTTCCGTTAGGACTATAAACTTCGATGAATGTTGGTCTACCATAGACATCTCTTGTATAATTTGCAAAAAAGGGTAAAGCTAAGACTTCGTCCATAATTTCATCTTTAAAAAACGCAACCATACCATACTTTAATAAACAATTATTAACATAGTTAATGTCTATACTTTCGGGCATATTTACGAAATTAAAAACATTAGATGCTATCATCGTACATTGGTCTAAATAAGATAAATAAGTATACGTATTAATTATTTGAGCATCAATAAATCTTTTTTTCATATTTTTATAAACACTCCTTTCTATTAAATAAAAAGATGTAAAGAGATATACACTCTCTTTACATCTCTAATTTAAAGATTAAACTATAGTAACTGTAGCGTCGCCAGATTTTGAATCATCATAAATAGATGTAGCAGTAACTGTTATTGATGTACCTTTATAATCAGCAGGAATAGTTAATAATCCAGCTGAGTTAATTGTTGCATGAACATTATCTGATACACCAGTTTCTTCAATTGACCATTTAACAGCTTTATTAGCAAAACCAGTTGTTTCAACTTCAGCAAAGAATTGTAAATTTGCATGTTTAGAAGTTGAAATTGCACTAGGAGTAACTGAAACAGTTGTTACAGTTGGTTTTTCAGTGGTAAATACTACAGCATTCTCATAAGGACTAGTAGATACTACACCCCATTTATGCAAGAAATGGTTTCTTTTTAATGTTTGTGGATTATAGAAATCTTTAATAGTAGATTCTGAAGCATCATCTATTCCATAGTAATAATCTTGGAAGAAATCTTTTCCAACAATACAAGCTATAACACTTTTTAATGAAGTTATCTCTTCTTCTGTTAAAGGAACATAACCATCAACATACTCATCAGGAATGATGTTATTGTTAGCATCACGTTTAGCGAATATCTCAGCTAATCTTCCTGTATCGAAATTATCGAATCCGTCACACAATTCTAATTGAGCCTTCATCTCAGCATCACTTCTAAAGTATGAAGTAGCTAAAACGTTTGTTGAGAATTTTGCATCGAATTTTGTTGATACGATAGCAAATTGATTCTCAAAAGAAGTGGCTTTTCTTAAACCAGCAGGGTTATAGTTAGGACTTCTAAATGTTAGATCATTAGAAATACCCTTCATTTCAGCTACGATGTCACGATCAGTCTTATTACTAATGTCAGCTATTTGTACTGATGTAACAGTTCCATCTAAGATACGTCTAGCTAACATGTACTTGTTAACTAAATAATCATCGTATTCCATTCCTTCATATAAAGAATTAACTATTTGGTCTATTAATGAGAATAAATCTCCTTGCTCAAAAGCCATAGCCATTTGAGCGTCTGAAGTAGTGGTTTTATAGAATTTTTGATAATTAATAGTATGTAAATAAGATAACACATTAGGAACTTCAGTTTTTATAAAATTATCCTCATATTGAAGTTGATCGTTATAATCATATACATTAGCTATATCACAAATTATTTCACGAACCTGTTGACCATAACTTAATTGTCCTTTATCAGTAAATTTTTTCCAAGGGTTTTCCCAATGGTTTCTTGTTATAACTGTTAATCCAATCAAGTTAACAGTGTTTAAGAACGCATTTTTATATCTATTATTATTCATTATTAATTTTCCGATTGGAGCTATTGATTGACCTTGAACTGGTAGATCAATATTATCTCTTAACTCTGGTGTTACATTAATAATATATGATAACAACTCAGGTGATGTTTGAACATTTAAATTATTTAAAGAAACACTATTACTCATATTATACCTCCTTTACGTCAATAATTTTTTCTTCATCTTCAACTTTTTCCATATCAGAATTTTCTTCGTTAGATTCATCTTTTACAGCTTCAAAGAATCTTTCTTTATATTTACGTTTTGATTCTTCAAGTTGACTCTTTATATCTTCAAGCTCTTTTTTTAGATCTTCTAACTCTGAATTACCCTCAGGAATCGAATCAGCGAAATCTTCCATCAATTCAACTAACAAATCATCATTATCAACAATCTTTTCTTTATACTTATTGTTAAATTCGTTGCTTGTTAATTTTGCCATTTTTGACATCTCCTTTCATGCTCAAAATTATAAAACACTTGACAAATAAATGTCAAGTGCTTATCATAATAATTTTATTTAACTTTTTCGCAATATGTAAATTTACCTTTTAAGCAAATCCAACCTGAATATGTACGTCCCCATATTTGAGTTTCATTTTTAGATATTTCCAACACATCAAATCGTGAACCCACTTTTAAAGCTGCGTTTTCTTTTGGATTGGTTGATGTACATTTTGATTTAGCATCTTTTGTAACATCTTTAACTTTTTTACGTGCTGATTTATCACTTGGAGCAACTCTTATATACATAGAATCATATACTACTTTATAAGTTCCTAATAAATCATCTAAATTTTCAGTATTTTCAGAATCTTTATGATATACTAATTTATCAGAGTATTCTTTAGATGTGTCTTTTTCAACTTCTTGATCATCATATACTTCACAATATTTAAAAGGATCTAATGTGCTATTTTTATATCTAACTTCAAAACTTTCAAATAATCCGAAATGTGTATGAGGTCCTGTAACTTCTCCTGTTTCGCCCATATTTCCAATTTGTTCAAAAAAAGCAACCTCTTGTCCTTCTTTAACTAATACTTTAGATAAATGAGCATAACATGAAACAATACCTTTTTCATGTTCAATATATATAACATTTCCACCTTTAGGCTGATTTTCAACAGACTTTACAATACCTTTACCGCATGAATAAACAGGTACTTTATTACCTCCGTGTTTACTAGACCACCCAAGATCTAAACATTTTCCCTGATGAAATCCTTGTGTTATATTAATAAATTCTAACGGAAATTTAAACTTTTCCATATAATCACTCCTTCTTTAATTGTTCTAATAAATTTTTTATTTTTTCTGGAACAGGTAATCCCAAAATACTAAAATTTTCAAGTAATGATATTCCTTCATTTGATATGAAAAAATAACAAATCAAATTTCTAAAAACATCTTGATTAGTAACAATATCTATTTGTTCAGCTAACATAATCATAAATAAAATGCAAAACTTGTAAATAATCCCTTCAAAACCTTTTTTTGAATTAAGATTTTTGTTTTTTATTCCTTTTAATAATCCAGTTATATAATCAAGAATCATTAAAATAACCAAACAAATAAACACTTTATCAATACCACCTACAAGATAAATAAAAAAAGTGACTAAAGAATTGATTGCTAATTTAATCTTATTCATAATTAACCTCCTTCTATTAATCACAATTTTATATTATTTATTTTTATTTAGCAATAGTTAGTTTTAAATATTGATGTCCTTTTTCTTTTGCATCTACTCTAATAGCTTTCATTTTTATTGGATTTTCTCTAGTTGGTCTACCTTTTAATGTGAAAATCGTATTAGCTGAACGATATGCTGATCCTGAACCTGTTACATAAGATTCATTTTTATCATCAAATAATATTAATATATGTTTCCAACGTGTAACGAGTTCGCCAGCTTCATCATCGTATTCTTCATATTTACGTGATTGTGTATAAACATTTACAACATTAATAACTTTATCAACACAATCTATTAATTTATGATTACATTCGCCATTTAAAGTATCAATCAATAAATCAACATCTTCTTCATTATTTAGATCCAAAGTAGTTTTATTAATTACATTTTCTTCCATTTCATTATTAATAACCATTAAACCTCCCTTCACATTTTCATTTTTTTCAACATTTTCTTGCATTTTTCATGCCCTCACTTTCTATTTAGCTCTATAAGAGCTTATAAGATATACAAGTTATTGTATACCTTATAAGAGCTTATAGCTCTTTTAAGATTTTATTTTCTAATATACTTCTAAAAACATCTAAATCGAAACTGTTAAACTTATCAACTTTATCATATTCTATTTCAACATAGAATTTAGTTCTTTGTGTAAATCGTACTTCAAAATAGAATGTAGCATAATGTACATCACTAAGATTAAGATTTTCAGACACTTTTAATAAATTTATTTTTATATGTTTCCTATTTTTATTTAAAAATTCAACTAATTCTTCTCTATTCATAAGTTTCAACAATCCCTTCTTCAATTAAATATTCAAATCTTGCGTTTATAGCAATAACTCCTATCACGATCATAACCATACATAATGCGACTGCTAAAGCATCTTTTACTTTTTGTCTTAATCTTAATTTTTTCATAATAACATCTCCTTTTCTAAAATTCTACTATTTCATAAGTGTAATTATATTTTTGACCATCTTTAGATACGATAGCATCTATAACATCGTAATCATAATCCCATATACATTTATCAGATAAAGAATCAACCATATTTAAATCTTTAGTTATATACATGTATTTAAATGATACATTTGATGCAATTACAACATACTCTTTTTGCTCAAACATCGTTCTAATTTCTTCATAAGTTATTACTTTTCCATCGTTTTTATAACATGATCCTTTACAGTCTGCAAGTATGTCTGTTATATAAGTTTCTTGCCAATTTTCAGGGCTGTTATAAAATTGAAGATTTAACCAAGCCCATTCAATTAATTCTTTTTCTCTTAATTTCATTTTCTTTTCCTTCTTTCTGATATAAGTATAACAAATTGTTAGTGTGTTGTCAACAATAAATTAACAAATTTTTAAAATTTTAACAATTTTTTATTTTAAAGTTTATAGCTTGTTTAAAGTCTGTACCTACCTCATCAGAGCAATAAAATATTTTTGAAGATACAAAATAATTATTTATTATATTGATTAAATTTTTATTTTGTATATTCATATTATATGGATCAGTAAAAGTTAATACACGTTCAAAAACTTCATCAGTAAATAATATATCTTTTTTTTTGATTCTTGTTTTATTGCTTGGCGTGATAAAGAACAAAAAGTCTTTATCTTTATAAAGTCTAGCTTTAAATGTAAATTGTTTATAAGTAAAATATAGTTGCAATCCTGTGTACTTATAATCTTTTATACTCTTTTTTAATTTTGGTTGAATATCTACTTGCCATGAGCCATCGCTCATCATCTTAGCTGATGAACCTATTGTATAAGATGATGTTCCTGAAGGTCCTGTATATTCAATAGCAACTTTAATTAATATTGGTTTTCCTGTTTCTTCATCAATACCTGATTGTACTTCATAAGTAACGATATCGCCTTGTTTCATCTTATATAAGTAATTATCTAATCCCCAATCCTTAAAATAAGGGCAGAATTTAGATATAGTATTACCTAAGCACCAAAGCTTAACTATGTTTCTTTTTCTATCAATAGTTGCATACAAGTTCATTAACTTGTCAGGCTCTTTAGTTCCAAGATATGTAGATCTTGTTATTATTTCTTCCATGATTATATTATAAACATCTAAGTATGAAGTTCCAGCAGAGTCTTGCTCATCTATTAAAGCTAGTTTATATCCTATATGATCCCCTAATATATCTTTTCCATTTTCACGACGTGCTAAATAAATACGATTAGTTTTAACTACTATACGATCATATTCGCCTTCAGTTTTGTCAAAAATATATTGTCTAAAGTCGTTAAAATAATCTTGACAATAAGTTATTGATATTTCATCTTTTCTACGTCTAACTAACATGAATCTGTGAGGTTCTTCAGGATTCTTTTTTATACTTTCAAAATATTCATCGAACATAATTTTCATTTTAACCTGGTAAGATTTTCCGTTAGAGCGTTCTCCTAAAATCCAATTTATTTTTGCATTTTTAGATCTAATATTATCAATGTTATATCTTTTAATTTTCTTTTCTTTCTTTTCTTTCATAATTAAATTTATCCTTATTAAAATCAATAATCGCAAGTTGATATTTAATTACTATATAATTAGCAATCTTTTTTAACTTTTCTAAAGAGCAACTCTTGTTTGAAACTGATGTTCTATTAATTGCTAAATCTCTACATACATCTGATAAAGTAATATCTAAAATTGTATCAATAAAATTTTCGTAAATATCTCTTTCTTTCATATTTCTACCTCCTCAAATATAAACCTAATAAAGTAAATATTAATAATAAAATTAAAACTATTTTTAAAATAATATCGCTAACATAAAAATCATCTAATATAATATATAATATTAAAAATATAACTAATAAAATAAAAGTTAATAAAAATATAATTTCCACAAAATTATTCATCATATAACCTTCTTCCATTTGAATAATCTGATATAAGTTGCATGTAATCGTAAGTTCGTGCTAATGTGTATGAATTTGGTAGTAAAACCACAACCTTTTTATCTTTAATCTTATATTCATTACCTAAATAGTCAGTTAATAAAAATTCTTCTTGATTATCATTATATAATGATAACATGTTTTCTGTATTTTCATATTTAAAGATGTATCCATCTTGAAATTCTTCAAGATTATTTAATTGATTAGCTCCTTTTTTTGGTACTCCTGCAACCGTAATATAACACTTACCATCTAATTTATAAGCATATTTTTTAGCTCCATGTGTTATAAATTCATCATATGTGTGTTCATAACCTTTTTTAGTTTCGCAATCAAATAATCCTAATAGATGTTTATTGCCTTTGATATCAGTTGGTTGATATCTGTTTATATCTATTTGCATTTTTTCGGACACATTTTTTATTTTATCAATAACACTTTGATTATATTCTTCTATAAATTTAGGATCATAACCTTCTTTTAACTTTATAGAGTCTGTGTCACAATAAATAACGTAATCATCATATTTCATAACTAAATTTAATAAATTTCTTCTTGCATATGCTGTAACCCACACACCGTAACTAAATGACAAAAAACCTTTTTTGTATTCTTCATTTAGCATACTCACTATTTCTTCATTGGTTAATTTCTCTTCGTACCAACCTTTATCGTTATCGTAACATACATGATCCCTGATCACATTTGTAACACTCATTCCATAAATTGAATTGAACTTTGACTTTTCAAGCTGATATTCTACCTTTTTATCCTCAACATCTTTATATTCAGTTTTTTTAACATATTTATCCAAAATAAAATTAATTAATTTTTTTGGAAGGTATTTATATACTGAATAATAAGATTCAACTATTTCATAATCGCAATCATAAGCATCTAGATAAATTTGTAAATCTATATCAGTGCAATAAATTTCAACGTAATCAGCTCTTAATATTCTTCCGTTGTCTAAAGCAACGTTTTTAGTGCGAACACATCTACTAACTGAAATAAATGTATTATAATATTTACTTTTAACATTTGTCATAACTAATTTAATTAAATAAGCGAATCTATTAAGCATATCTTCTTTTTTCTTGATGTTACATTTTTTAAATTGAGTCGACGGATATTTTTCAGAAACCATAACATAAGGGTACTCTGAAGTTTCATCGTAAGAATCAACATTCTTGTGAATCTTACTAGCATTAGTGAAATTTGCGTGTGTGTATCCACCTTGAAAAGCCTTAACTAACATATTATAAACGTGAGGATCTACATTTATAGCTTTACGTACTTTATCTTTATATTTAACATCTTTAATAGTTATCTCTTTTAACTCTCGTCTAACATATCCAGTTGAAGTTATTGGAATGTCAAACACGTGTTCGTATGTTTTTAATTCATTTTTTATAAAAGCATAAACTACTAAGCAATCATATTCACAATATTTAAGTTCTTCTTCCGTTAATGGTGTTAATGAATTCCTAATAACCTCATACTTTAAAGAACCTACTTGTTTTTGGTACTCTAAACCATATACTTCAGCTAAGTTGTCTAAAGCTCTTCCACTTATTGATAAAGTGCATCTAAATATTATATTATAATTAGATAATTCACATTCCATAACTTTTCTTTTTTTACGTGATCTAATATTACAAAATTTAAAATATCCTGATAAGAATTGAAATTCATAACTTAAATTATGTACAAAAATTAATTTTCTTCCTTCAAAATTATTTTCTAAAATATTTAAAAAATCTTCGAGTTCTTCATAAGTTCTTCCGTAATAAACATCTTCATTAATTGATAATTGCCAAATATACATAGTCGCATATTTTTTGCATTTATCCTTATCTTCTTTAGATAATTTATCATAGTATTCATTTGAATAAACTTTATTATCTAATACTATAAATGAAGTAGTTTCGATATCTAATGTATATATAGTATTATCATATAATTTATGTTGTTTAGTATAACTCACAACTTCGTGTGATTCATACTCTGTATAGTACTTCATCATACATATTTATCATATATACTTTGAAGAGCTTTTCTAAAATTATCATCAGGTATAGTTGATATATTTTTTTCAAATAAATCTATGAATTTATCTTGTGAATAATTATATTCTTTAGCTTCTACTATTAAAGCCCAGATATCGGAAGGTGTAATTAAATCTTGAATGACTGTGTAATTTTCATCTTCAAATATTTCTAATAACCTTGATGATTCTTCAGGTTCGATGTCTAATGTTAATCCAAGCTCTATAGTTTGCTCACGCCTTATATTATTAATTCCTTTGATTGTTGAGGACTTTGATTTTATAAACTTATTTAATAGATCTTTTAATATATTTAATTTATTTACATCGTAAGTGTTAACTATTATGTCATTCTTTCGTGATAAAAAATTTTCTAGTTTAGAAATGGATAATTTATCAATTAGTTGCTTAGATGAGTACATATTAAAATACCCTGCTGATCGTAATGTATTAAAAGATGTGTTAACTCTTTTTGCTAATAGTTTAACTTCATTATGTAGAGCCTTTTGTTCTTTAGTTATTCCTAATTCTTTTCTTGTTGGTCGACGTAATCCTTTTTTCCTTTTCTTTGCCATAAAATCAATCCTTTCTAAAAAATTGAATAGCTACAATTCCACAAAAGCAAATAAATAAAATTTCAATTAGCTGTTCCATGATGCACCTCCTTTGCTACAATATAACAAAAAGTTATATATAAGTCAAGAGAAAAAATTAGCAGGGCAGAGGGTCGAGTGCAAGTGGTTGGT